CCAACTGTCGGTGCTGATGTTGCAACAGCATCGGCCTGGGTGTATGACTGAGTGAAGCTGAACGCTGCACCAGGAACATCCTGTGTCGCTGCTATAGTACCAGGAGCATAAACACCTGAAGTTATAGTACCAACCGAAACTGTGCCAGCTGTTGTACCATCTGTTGTATCGACACCATTTCCAGTGATCGAGAATGAGGATCCTATCCTCTCCACCTGAGTTGCTGCTGCGTTCACCTGTAATTGAATGCTGCTAGACAACTTATGAGTTATATCTGCTCTTGCAGCAGAAGAACTCAATGATAATAAAGCAAAAGGTAGAAGGAATTTCTTCATTTCTCTTTATATTATATCAGCTGTATTTAGCAACCTTGACATTTATACTCAGTGCTCTTATAATGCATCTAGATATAGTGTAGGTTCTTACAAATTTATGAAACTTTTTTTAGACACTGCTGATACAGAATTGATTCAGAAAGGATACAGCACTGGACTCATTGATGGTATAACGACCAACCCTTCGCTTATTAGGAAGAGTGGTAGAGATCCTGAGAAAGTATATGAAGATCTCATAGAGATGGGATTGAAGGATATTAGTATGGAGGTTGTAGGAAATAGAAAAGAAATGTATGAAGAGGGTCTTAGATTATTTAAAAAGTTTGGCAAGAATGCAACTATCAAAGTACCATGCACACCCGATGGTCTTGCTGTATGTAAAGAATTATCCAGACAACTTGTTAGAATCAATGTAACTCTTATCTTTTCACCATCACAAGCGATACTTGCTGCAAAAGCAGGTGCAACCTATGTGTCACCATTTGTAGGAAGAGTTGATGATAATTCTTTTGGTGGTCTTTGTTTGATCAAGGACATTGCAAATATATACTCTAAACAAAACTGGAAACAGACAGAAATACTTGCAGCATCTATTCGTAATGTAAGAGATGTTGGTAGAGCATTCGAGTATGGTGCAAACATATGCACTTTACCACCATCTGTTTTTGATAAAATGTACAATCACATTCTTACAGAGAAAGGATTAGAAATTTTTGAAAAAGACTTCATAGCATCTCATGAAAATTATTGATAATGCTTTACCTGATAATATTATAAAATTATGTAATGATGATATAGATTCTAAGATACAACAAAGAGTTTGGGGATCAAATTTAGCGTGGGAAGATGAACTATATGAGGGTTTATCAGGGTCATGCCTTGCTGCTAGTCTAAGTTCATCTTGTTTATTGAGCGTTAGAACAAAACTAATAAAACATTTTCCCAAATCAAATAATTTACAATTCAATTATCATTTTTGGATGAGGCACTCTGGTATCAATTGGCACAATGATGAGAAATGGATTTTTGGTGCGACATTGTATTTGAATGATTGGAAAAAAGAATGGGGTGGATTATTTTTATGGGAGGATAAAGGTCTGCATTGTTTATGTCCAAAAAAAGGAATGCTAGTAGTCAACGATAAGAGGCAACCTCATTGTGTAACACCTGTATCACTAACAGCATCACATGGAAGAAGATCAATACAAATTTTTGCGGATTGACAAATGGATATAGATACTCTACAATATAGTATGAACAAGAGTGGTATGTTGGAAAAAGAGTATAGACCATGGGGATGGTTCAAAGTTCTACAAAGGGGTGACAAATACTGTGTCAAACAACTCTTTGTAGAAAAAGATATGAGAATCTCTCTTCAGTTCCATAGACATAGGACAGAGGATTGGGTTGTTGTTGAGGGAGATGGTATCATAACTCAAGGTAATCTTGAGACAGAGTGCAAGGTTGGTGATACATTTTTTATTGGTATTGAGCAAAGACATAGAATCAGAGGTGGTAAAAAGGGTATAACTATTATTGAGGTGCAAAGAGGTAAGTGTCAAGAGGATGATATTGTAAGACTTGAAGATGATTATAATAGAGTAGAACATCATACATGGGGGCACTACTAATGTTTACACCAGAAGACCCTGCACATTATCAACGTGGTAAGATACAGGTCTGGGATTTTATAGCAGATCAAAAATTAGATTTCTTTGCAGGTAATATAGTAAAGTATATTTGTCGTGCAGGTCACAAGGGTGACAAACTTGAAGATCTAAAAAAAGTCAAAGCGTACATTGACAAATACATAGAATTATGTTCCTAGTCACAGGTGGTGCAGGTTTTATTGGCAGCAATTTCCTTCACTACATTTCTAAAGATACAGACCTACTTGAACCTGTTGTTGTAGTAGACAATCTTTCATATGCTGCAGATGTAAATTTCATACCAGATACAGATCAATTTATTTTTGAGTGGTGTGACATATCAAATGAGAAAAATGTAAATTATATCTTTGAGAAATATAAACCTAGAAAGGTATTTCATTTTGCTGCTGAGAGTCATGTTGATAGATCGATAAAAAATTACAGACCATTTTTAGAATCAAATATAGTAGGTACTATCAATCTGCTAAATGCTAGTGTGAAGCATGATATAGAAAAGTTCCATCACATCTCTACTGATGAGGTGTATGGTTCTTTGGAATATGATGACACTGAATTATTCAAGGAGACTACTCCCTATGATCCAAGAAATCCCTACTCGGCAAGCAAAGCAGCGTCCGATTATTTTGTCAAGACATGGCACAACACTTACGGTTTACCTTATCTTATTACTAATTGTTCTAATAACTATGGTCCTCATCAACATATAGAAAAACTCATACCACTTGTGGTGAGTAATGCTTTGGATAATAAGATAACATATATGCATGGTGGTGGACATCAGATAAGAGATTGGTTATATGTGTACGATCATTGTGCTGCTATATGGGAATTGGAAGTACAAGCAGTCATCAATGACACATTCAACATTGGTGGGTCATGCGAGATGAGAAATATAGATGTGACTAAAATGATACTAAGTATGATGAAGAAACCCTTCAGTCTAATAGGTATCAATGATGCACGACCTGGTATTGATAAGAGATATGGTATGGATCATAGTAAGATAACTAATCGAACGGGGTGGAGACCATTCACTGATTTTGATATAGGTCTTCGTGCTACCGTTACACATTACTTAGAATTATTATCATGATTTCACTTTATGGACCAGGTTTTATTGGTAGGAATTTCTATCACATGTATGAACCAGAAACTGAGATAGTAAACAGGGATGATCGTAAACCTAAGAGTAAGGATATTCTTTATACCATATCAACTGTGGACAATTACAATGTCCATGATAAAATAACACTAGACGTTGACACTAATTTACATGTCCTTTGCGAGGTTCTTGACCATTGCAGGTCAGAAGACATTACCTTCAACTTCCTTTCCAGTTGGTTTGTCTACGGAAAAGGAACCCTTCCAGCAAGAGAAGACGCTCACTGCGATCCCCAAGGATTCTATTCGATCACAAAACTTTGTGCTGAGAATCTTATCAAGTCTTTTGCCCAAACCACTGGCATGAAGTATAGGATACTAAGACTATGTAATGTCATGGGACCAGGTGATAGGAAAGCAAATCGTAAGAAGAATGCTATACAGTGGATGATCAATGAGTTGAAAGCAGACAGAGATGTCAAGATGTATGACAACGGATCACACTGTCGTGATATAATGCATGTAGATGATGTCTGTCGTGCTATCAAACTTGTTGTGGATGCTGGACTTTATAACACCACATATAACATTGGTTCTGGTAAACCTACCAGTGTTAGTGAGATTATGACTTTAGCAAAAACGTTCACTAGATCAAAAGGTGAACTACTAAACATGGAACCACCAGAGTTCCATAAGAATGTTCAGACACAGAACTTCTGGATGGATACTAGCAAACTTACATTGCTAGGATTTACACAACACATTACTAATGAATTTTTAGTCAAAGATTTATGTATTCAGTAGAAGATCAGGTAGGAAACTTCATACTCAATCTTGAAGGAGAGGGGTATAAATTATTTCCATATATACCCAACGCAAAATGGAAACCTGGTGATCAAATATTATATTCAGGTCCTTATTGGGATGACCAAGAACCAACTGCTGCAATCACTGCTATTCTGACAGGCAAGTGGTTACCTGCAGGTGAGAATGTCAATAAGTTTGAACGTGCATTCTCTAAGCAATTTGAGTTTGATCACTCTGTCATGGTGAACAGTGGATCGTCTGCTAATCTTGTAATGATTGCTGCACTCAAAAAATATTTTGGTTGGAAAGATGGAGATGAAATAATTGTATGTGC